TATCATGCTTAGTTTCCAATATGGACACTCTAATAATCAAATCGTTCACAGGGTCGGTGCTCCGGCTGTGCATGTGTGGCGACATCCTTATTTTATCCCGCAGTTATTCCTAACAAATTTAAGTAATGTATTTTTCTCTATTGCTGCGAGGTCTGCTCGATGTAATTCCGTAAGAAGGTTGTAGGTGTTGGTTGCATGGTCTGTATTGACAACGGGATTATCACTTTTTGGCACGGTGCAATGGCTACGGGGTTTAATTTGACGCACCCGATCATAATAAGCGTTAATGGTATTAATAGAACTTTCATTGGCTTTATCCAATTCGTTGTTAGTGGCTATCGCTTCGGCTTGAGCTGCGTTTACTATCCTTGTCGCTTCTGCCATTGCTGAACGCCCTTGTTCATTGGCTTTTTCAATAGCGTTTTTAAGGGCGAATATTTCTGCATTATCAATTGAATGTGCGGTATAAAAACCGCTTCCAAAGGCTGCGATAATAATGGCAATTAAAAAGTAAGGCATATTAGTCTTTATTGTCTGTTAGCATAACTCCAAGACCACCAGCAACGCCCATGGCAAGCGTTATAAGCGGCTGAACATCCTTCCCCATCCAAGCCATAGGCAAACCGATTAACGCGGCTATAACCCATATTGCGCCGCGTTTAGTACTGTTTTCTTTCCAGTCTATCTTTACCATTCGATTACCACTGTACCATTAGTCCCAGCACCGCCAGCTCCTCCATCCGCGCCAGCGGCTGTACTATAACTACCACCCGCTCCACCTGCGCCATGACCATCTCCATTCCTTCCTGATGGTGCTGGGGTTGCTCCTACAGCAATTTTTTTACCCCTTCCACCACTGCCAAACATATTCGAGCCGCCATCACCTGAATAAAAATTTAATGTTTTACCGTCTATTGAGAATGAATCGCCGCCTGAACCGTCACCACCAAACTGCCCATCAATCAAAGCACCGCCACCGCCACCCGATCCACCCAAGCCGCCTGTTGCTAGAGTACCGCCTAAGCCATGAAAAATAGTCAAATAAGTCCCGATAATGGTATCCGTTCCATCTGATCCATCTGCACCTGTCCCGCCAAATCCACCCGTGCCACCAGCTCCGCCAGCTCCGCCCAAACCAATGGTAATCGGTATTACTTCACCAGGCGTAACAGTTACCGCCTTTTTAAATACGGCTTGGCCTGAACCTCCGCCGCTACCTAAATAAACATAAGTTCCAAATGATGATATTTGCTCACTGCCACCACTACCGCCGCCACCTCCAGCCACGCCACTAAGCCATAACTTTGTAACACCAGCGGGGACGGTGAAAGAGCCATTAGCAGTAAATCTAAACTGGCCTTTTGTTGTTGGCGTTATAAAACCTGTAATACCGTCGGAAGTCCAAAGCTCAACGTCTGTTGATGTTTTTAAGACAAATCGGTATACGATAGATTCATCTAGCCAAACAGACGCTTCGCCCCTTGCATCGAGTATGACGGGATTGGTATTATTAACCGTCCCTGTTGCGTCTGTTTTGGTAAATGCAGGCGTTGTAGTGCCTGACATGTAGGTATATAACTTCCCGCCTACAAGCGGATCGCCGTTATTATCAAAAAATTCCATTTTAGGGGATGGTGTTAGCGTTGCCATGTGTTATAATCCTTTCATGATAAATTATATAGATTCAATAATTGTGCAATCAGGAATAAATCCAATTGCATTAGGTTCGTTTATTTCAATGTTACTTGTTGCTCTGTTGAGTAGGAGCGAGTAAAGCTGCAGCAGGTATATATCCAAGTTTATTTGTTTGCTGTGCTTGCTTCATTACCAAAGCATTAGGTATATTTGTTGCGACTTTAGCTTGCATAGTATTCTTTAAATATTCCATAGGGTCTGTTATGGCTTGCTTTCCAAATGGAATCTTTTTGGCTAGTTCATCAAGGTAATTTACAACTGCGCCAGCCGTATTGCTATTATTTACCGCAGATCCTACAGGTTGAGCCTGCTCATACAATGCAACACGTCCTAATGCTTTAAGTTTTTGAAATTCATTAGTACCAAGAATCATCCTAAGCTTCTGATCGCCGATAGCGTCCATTGCTTTATTTAAACCTGCTTGAGAAAATGCTCTTGCTTCGTCTGGATTTACACCAACAGCAGCGCGTTTTAAATGGGATATAATCTGGTCTTTAATAAGTCCGATAGCTGTTGGATTGTCTTTTATAGTATGTCTTAATCTTGCTAGGTCTACTACTTCTGAATTAATGATATAATCTTTAACAAACCGATCAGGCGATTCACCTTCTAATACCGCTTTTAATGCTGGTGTTTTTTCGATCTGTTGCATCCATTCTCTATTTAATCCACGCGCTATATTAAACGCTTTTATAGCTTCCTTACCTTGTCCTTCAATTAATGGCGCTTCATCTAAAGCCTGACGGACTAAGCCAATGGCTGTTCTAACATTTCCGTCTTGTGAGTTTCTTTGTATTTTTCCCATTACAGTTTTTAATTGTTCTGCTGTACTGACCGTTAATGGTGTTTTACCTTCTGCTATAGCGTTTAAATGTGCTCTAACACTAGGTGGCAAAAATCCTTCTGCAAGATTTTCAGCTAATAAATCACCAGCGCGTTGAGTAAAAGCATAATTGTCTAGTTTTGCGCTTAATCCTTCCTTAGTCTTTGCTAATTCATAAGCACCACTAATTTCAGCTTTCTTAGCTGCAATTGGCTTTTCTAATGCGCTTATAAGCTTATTGCCAACTCTATACTTATCAACACCAGTTCCGCCGCCTAATTCGTTTAAGCGGTTAAGCATAACTCCTACATTTTCATTTTGACGATTAGCCAAAACATGCAAAGCAGGATTATTGCTATTAATACCTATCTTTGAAAGATTTTTTTGCTGTGTTATATCGGCTGGCGTAAGCGTTAAGTTACCTTTTGCTGGTGTTGCTCCTGTCAATTTATAATCAACTAAACGTCGTAAAGCATCACCTGATACCGGCCCCGTTTTCATTGCGCTTTCTACGTCTTTTTGCAATGACGATACAACTTCAGGCGCTACGGTTTCCGGTCTTACTCCGCTATCTTTTAAAGCATCATCAATAGATGATGAAACCATTGTCATATCAATAGGCTTCCCTACTGTTCCGCGAATTGCACTTGCTATTCCTTGTCCTAATGATAAAGCTGCGGGGGCAGCTAACCCACCTGCCAAGGCTGCTGTTAATTGACCTGCTGGACCTGCTCCTTCTTCTTTTGCTGTCCCTCCTGCTAATCCGCCGCCTACCGAGCTAGCGGCTTGTAAATCAGGTCTTGATGCTAAGGCTTCCATTAACGCCTTACCTGCGCCTGTTGCGACTTTAGATAGTCCACGTGCCGCCCCAACCATACCTCCACCACCTGCAAGCATTTTTGATGCTTCTGCCACAATACGTTCTGTTTTGTTTTGTGGTTGTGGTAAGTTTAAACGATTTGCTATATTCTCCCCTATCTGACCAAATGTCATTTGCTGCGCTGATTCTGGCAATATTTTATTAACACCAGCAATTATTGGAGCCGCAACAATATCAGGTACGCTTGCTAATCCTTCTATTCCATAACGTGCGGCTAATCCTGCTTGTCGCGGTATAGCATCTATATCAGCACCTATGCGTTGACCTAAAGTTTGATCCTCAATGGCTTTTTGTTTCATAGCCTTAAATTCAGCACGAGTAGGTTTATAAGGCGTACTAGATGATTCAGGAGTAACTTCCCCTCTCATTTTCATGGCTTTAAATTCTGCGCGCGTAGGCTTATAAGGAACTTCACTTGCATTTGCTTCGCTAATAGGATTTAATGCGCCCATAATTTTGCTCACATAATTTTTAGTTTCTGGAATATCTGGTATTCCTCCAGCCTTATCAACAGCACCCGGTCCTGCATTATAAGCCGCAAGAGCCAGCTTTTCATCGCCGTTATACTTCTTTAGCATAGCCGAAAGATAATCACGTCCAAACCGTTTATATTCTTCTTGCGATTGATTTTGCATAGGCGTAACACCATAACCAGGATTTAAAGCGGTAGATGGCATAACCTGAGTAATGCCCCTTGCTCCTTTTGATGATATTGCGTTGTTATTTCCGCCTGATTCTTGCTGAATAAGCGCATTTAATAGTTCAGGTCTTGGAGAATAATTAGTCGCCATACTTGGCCTTATATTCTGCTTCGTCTTCTGCTGTCCAATCGGACGGCGGCGAGTTATCTTTTGGCGTCTTTATATTCTGCCCTCTATTTACTATAACCCTGTTTGGGTCTGCGCCATAAGCCTCGGCTCTTTTTTTATAGGCTGCATCAACTTCTAATTGAGCCGATTTTGCTTCCTCAAATAATTCCTGAGAAGCTTTTTTAAGATTATCTTTTTGCGTCTTGGTCATGATCTTACCAGACTGTAATTGATTAGCAATATTAGTTGCTCGATCAAACCATCCAGAAGAATTAAGAGCCATACCAAGCTCGGTTTCCCTTACAACAGAATTAGGGTCTAATAACTTCATAAACGCCGTACCAGCCGCAAGAGCAGAAGCGGCATTTTTATCAGCGTTATCAATAGAACCAAGTACTTTTTTCATCGCCGTGGCAGTTTCAGAAAATCCTTTGCTTTCTGTCCGATAATCATCCTGTAGTTTAAGTTCTGTTTCTCGAACTTGTTTACCTACAATTCCAGATGCATTAATAGCATTTTCTTCGCTTTTTAATCTGTTTGCTTCCGCTGCGCGCTGTGAAGCTAAGTCCTGACCGCGCATAGTAACGCCAAATTGCTCAACATCATGTTGTTGTTGATAGCCAAATTTTTCAGACTCTAGTTTATCTTGCGCTTCTTTCCTTCTTTGTTCTAATTGCTCTTTAATTGGTACGGCTTGCATTCTTACTGATTGTATATCTTGTGGATTATAAATTTCAGGTATTCTTGAAATATATTCATCGCCTAGGTTTTGTGATATATGTTGTCTTGCAATATCTAAATCATTTTGATTTCTAACGCCGGCTAAAGAATGGTCTATATAGTCGAAAGCCTTTAATCCTGTTTCTATCTTTGCTTTTTGTGCTTCTATAGCAAGCTTATCACGCTCTGCTATGTGCTTATCAAGTTCCATAGCCGGCTTATATTGACCTGCTTGCATCAATGCTGTTTTTGCCTTACCTATATCACCGCCAGATTCTTGGAAGGCTTTATTTAAAGCGTTTTGATTACCCATCTCTTGTTGCGCTTGCTGCATTTTAAGCGCGTTCATTTGCTGCTCTTGTCCAGCTTGTTGCATGACTAAAGCATTGCGCTGACCTTCCTGAAAAGATCCGCCAACTTTCGCCGCCATATTAGGGTCTAGTAAATTCCATTGAACAGCCATTATATTATCCCCATTTTCTGCCCCAAGGGTCTACGTTTTGATTACCGCCGCCCATCAATCCTTTATAATCTATTCCACCAAAAGCATTACCAATACCTTGATACATAGAGCCACGAGCATTAGCACCAGCCAATAAAGCATTGGCTTGGTTTTCTCCACCTTGTACGGCTAGATTACCCATATTTTGACCATATTGCGCCCCTGCATTACCTAATTGCTGTGCGGTTTGTTGTCCCATGCCAGCCAAAGAAGCGAGCCTGTTATATTGGTTAGTTTGGCCTATCTGGAAGCGGTTAAACAGATTGGTTTGTTCAGTATTATAGCGATTAAACGCATTTCCATATTCTTGCGAACCCATTTCTTGACCATAACCTTCAGCTGCTTTTAATGCGCCACCAGACAATAAGCCACCTCTGGCTGAGGCACTACGGTCTAATGCTTTTAATCCTTGTTTAAGTCTGAATTGATAACCTGGATCACGTTGGAATTGATCCATTCCGAACTCTTTATATTCTGGACCTTTCTCCATCAAACCTCCAGCTTGCAATCCTCCCGCTTTACGCTGGTTCTCATAAGCGGCTCGCTGTTCAGGTGTCATTGCAGCAAGATTCTTTTCTAACTGCGCTTGTCCAGCTAATCTGTTTTGATTAAATTGCGCTTGTCCAGCGGCTGCGTTTATGTCCCATTGTCTAGCGCCATCTGGGTCTGTAGGCCGTGGACCGAGAACAGCTTCTGGGTCCCATGTTTCAGCCATACCGCCACCGTAGGTTTCACCGGGTAATCTTCCGCCTAAGCCTAAGCCATACATCAAAGCATTAAGACCGGTTCCGCCGGCATTTAACCAAGGCGCTAAGTCTTTGCGCTGGCTTTGCCACATTTCGCGCTGTAGTGCCGTTGCTTCGTCTATTCCTTGTTGTTGCGCTTGGCCTGCTTTTTTTGCGCCTTTTGCCGCTATCATGCCGCCTGCAACTGCGCCTGCTGCGCCTATTCCTGCTGCTGCTATTGCTGCGCTCATGTCAATACCTCAATATCTGATTTAAACAAATCTGAAACCCAATCAATGTTTGGCGTGGTAAATAATTCTTTTTCAATCTCGTTGATATTATCATTAATAACAGAATGTATTGATGTCCATGTAATATCTGAATGAGTATAACCTATCCTTCTTATACCAGCTTTTGACTCAAACGTATAGGGTGCTTTTACTCTCTTCATCCCATCATCTGTCATAACTGATATTTCACCTTCACTGAGAATGTTTATATGGTCGTGTTCATGGATTTTACCAGTAATAACAATACCAGCCGGTGCTTTCATTTCCCTTGCATAAACACCACCGTTTATATAATTGGTTATTTTTAAATAATCAACTATATTTTCCATTTTATTCATGATAATCCATTCTATGACATCAATCTTTTCTCGATTAGACATAGATGAAATATCAATACCATGCGCTTTTGGAATATCCAAGAAATTATATATCTTTTCAAATCCTGAGCCGTTTATTTCCATTGCCTGCCTATAATCAATGGTTATTTCTTCATTAACGGAAATTGGCTTAATAGCTATTAAAACTAAATCATTAAAATCATTTACGGCAAAGATTGCATTAGGCGTAGAAGAATGATTAGTAAAGCGTCCTGCTGGAGTTCTAAATCCATTTATTCTTGCTGGTGCTATCATTTGACCGGATTTATAAGGACATAAAGTAAATAACCCTAACCCTTCGATCTCAGAGAAATTAACAAATATATGCTCAAACCCTTCAGGCATTGGTATTTGATCTGATTCATTTTGTACAAGTGAATGAACATAACTTTCAGTCAATCCATATTCATTTAGAAATGCTTGATAATCATCAATCATAACGCCACCTCCCTACCACTAACCCTAAATGATAATGCGCTTGCAGTCCCTGCAACTGACATTATTGAATCGCCAATATTTAAAATATGACCTTCTACTTTTGAAAATTCATAAGTTTCGTCTGGTGCTATTCTTAAATTTCTTGCTATTCTGTTGCTTGCTCCTGCCGAACCGCCAGAAGGAACAAGATAGATGGTAATTATATCATCAAAAGCTGTCACATTAATTACGGTCATCTTATCAATAATAGTAGCCCCTTTATTAACCGTATAATAATTAACATTAGAGGTTGTTAATAAGATTGGTTCAACTAAACATTTCGGTGTGACTGCCATAATTATCTAGGTATTATTACAAGTGAAGGAGCAGCGGTATAGGTTATTAGTATAGCATCATATTGAGATAATCTTACCATAGCTCTATTTGCTAATATTGTGTAAAAAGCAGAATAATCCCTTGAAAAATCAATTGACGTAAGCGTTCCACCTGTTACTAAAACGTCTACTTCTGTACTGGTTTTGTTAATAAATAAATAAGGGCTTGCTCCTACTCCAGTTAAATAGGGCTGAACTTCTCTTCTGCTCTTTACTGGTTCTTTTACTGTAGGTTCTGTTTGAACATCAAGCAAAGAGATGTTATTTGAACCACTACCAGTAAGCCCAAACAAGTCATTAAAATAACGATACCATTCACGCGATACAAGGCTTGTTTTAGTATCTAGGAAGGGAACGCGAGAGCCGGGTATTTTTTCGCTCATGACCGTGTAGCCGATATATCTAATTGAGCGCCCATAATATCCATCCTGACAGGATCCGTTCCGCTGATCTCATAAACTCTGTCTCTTAATTTAGTTGTCATACCAAGCCTTCGCCAAATAACGCGAGTTCCCCAAGCACCGCCAGCACCTAAAGACATTGCATGATAATTGCCCCATGTATGGCCGCCATCATCTGACCATCTAAGGTTTACTAACGGATGTTGTCCTTGTCCTGTCGCGGTACCTCTACCTGTCTCACAATCAAGCTGCAATGAATGGTGTATGGTACGTTTTAAATCATTTTGCCCTGTAGGCAATGCGCGCCATGATCGCACCCATTTATTAATGCTTCCATTGTCCGTATAAACTGCCATATCAAACGCATAAATATTACCGTTGTCAAAATCGCCTGTAATTATTTCTTCATTAAAATAGGCTTGGCAATTTGAACGATGGCGAGTAAAAGAATCGGTTGTTTCATTAAATTCACCTCGCTCATGCCATAATCCTGTTGATATGTCATAGCACCATGTTTTGTTGGCAGACGGAAAGGTTAATACATAAAACAAATGACCATCCATTTGATAGGAATAGCCTATTGCATCTGTCATTTTTCCGTAGTTTTGGATTTGCCACTCAAGCGCGTGAGTTGATACCCTGACAGGTGTATAGCCATTGGTCCGGTAAACAATTCCATCACCTCTAGTATCTGAGCCAAGCCAGAATAGGGAATTATCACATTTAGCCAGTGAGCGATAGGCTTCTATTCCTGTCTCGATATACGCGCCAGAAATAGGTGATAATGGATAATCAACATTACCTGCGTTATACCAAACCTCAATTGTATTGGCTCCGAACAGCCATATTTCCTTATGGTCCGCAATCAATGTCCTTATATTATCCGTTCCTGCTTCTGCTGAAGCAAAATCAAGCGGGTCTATAGCCGTGCCATCAAGCAGGCTTGTAACCCACACGCGCTGGCTAAAAGGCTCATTAAATACAAAGTAGCCACCTATAAAAGCAACAGACCGTGCACCTACAAAATCTGGGTCGGTAATTTCTGCAAAAGCGGTTGTAGTAATGTTGTAAATAAATGCCCTAGGATTGCAGGCAATAAATATCTGGTAGCCATTATCTGACATTGAAACTGTATCAACACCATTATCAACATTGCCTAAAAATACAGGAACCCAATTAGAGCCTACTTTGTAAAGTCCATTCCCAGATACAACATATAGAATACTTTTTAATTGCCACATGCCGCGTATTGGTCCAGTGCCAACTGTAGCAACTAGGCGTGTGCCAGGACAACGCATTAAGTACCCTGCTTCCTTTCCTCCTTCTGGCGTTACTTCACTGTACAGGTTAATCATCCTGTTCGCAGCTTCATTGAGCGATCTGGCTGTATAGGCACCACCAAGGATAGGCGTTTTAATTGTTGGCATTAGAAATTACCAGCAAAAATATTGAAACGTTGCCTTGTTCCTACAATACTGTACGGGATGCTCATTACATCATTAGGATTATTATTTCGCTTAATAGTCCTCTTTGAAACCATTGCTACGCGCTGGATTGTTGGCGTTGGTTCTATGCCATATTCCGACGCTATTTCACATGCTAAATTATATCTAAACGCCCTTAAATATCCGGGTGGTATCAATAAATCTGACGCTAAAACGGCGGGTTGTGTTAAGGGCTCAACACTAACAAAATGAAATTCAAGCGCCCTTGTAGGGACAGGATAAACGCTAATTTCTGCGTCTGGATAAGTATCATTAATGAAAATGATTTGCGGATAGGTTGATGTAACTGTTTTAACCGCAATACCGTTGTATTGCTGCTGATTAACGATCTTTAATCCATAACTTATACCAGTAGTAGGGTCACGAAAATAAGTTGCGTCATCGAGCGTTACAGGGCGATTACCGACAAGTGTGCCAGTAGGTCCAAGCGTTCTAGATTGTGTTGAAGCAGGCCAAGTAAGGATTTGATCTTGTGTTGAGAATACAGCCAATCGTTCTGCTGACCAGCTATCAATCATTTGATTTAGAGCGCGTAAAGCATCATCAGCCATTTCAGACGATGGTGTTTCCCCCTCTGCTAATATGCCTAAAAGCCTTAATGCACCATTTATTTGATCGCCAGCCGTTGCCATATCAGTTTACCTCTTTCGCTGGTCTACCGCGTTTTTTTAGCGCGTTTAT